TGGGCCGATCTCTTTGTAGCGTTTTTACACAAACCCCCCATAGGCAAGCCGCGGCTGATCCCCGCGGCCCGGAAGGCCCGTCGTGCTCCAGCGACGGGCCTTCCGCATACCTGGAGCCCGTGATGCCTCGACTCGGTACATGTACGTCATGCTCGAAGGTGGTCCAGCTCACGCGGACAAGTGCGGCGGAGCAGGAGGTGGCGTGATGGCCACTCGCCGCACCTCCCTCCGCGCCGTCGCCGCCGACGAGGCCGCACCCGCGAAGCCCGCGAAGTTGACGGTGGCACAGGCTGCCGCCACCGGCGATCACCGGGCGCTGCTGGTGGCGATGCGCGAGCGGATCGCGCGCACGGTGTCCGACCCCGACTGCCCGCCGCGCGACCTGGCGGCCCTGACGCGCCGGCTGCAGGACATCGCGAAGGAGATCGAGGCGCTGGACCTGCGGGCGAAGGAGGAGGGGTCCGATGCCGCAGACGTCGCGGACGACGAAGGGTGGGACGCCTCGGCTCTCTGAGCAGGCGAAGCATCTCGTTGTCCCGTCGGGCATCGTCTCGACCGGCTGGCCCGGGGTGCGCAGGACGTGCGTCGAGAAGCTCGGCATCACGTTCGACCCGTGGCAGGACGGCGCCGGCCGGGTGATCCTGGCCAAGCGCGAGGACGGCACCCTGGCGGCGATGGTGGACGGCGTCGGCATGTCGCTCCCGCGGCAGGCCGGCAAGACGTACCTCATCGCCGCCCTGGTCTTCGCGCTGTGCGTGAACACCCCGGGCCTGCTGGTGATCTGGACGGCGCACCACGGCGGGACGTCGAGCGAGACGTTCCTGGCGCTCCAGGGCTTCGCGAAGCGCGCGAAGATCGCGCCCCACGTCCGGCAGGTGTTCACCGGGTCGGGCGACGAGGAGATCCGCTTCCACAATGGGGCGCGGATCCTGTTCGGGGCTCGTGAGCACGGCTTCGGTCGCGGCATCCCCGGTGTCGACGTCCTGATCTTCGACGAGGCGCAGATCCTGTCGGACAAGGCGATGAGCAACATGCTCGCGACGATGAACACGTCGCGGTTCGGCCTCCATCTGTACGTCGGCACCCCGCCGAAGCCGGAGGATGCCGGTCGGTCGGAGACGTTCAAGCGCATGCGTCGGGAGGCGCTGGCGGGGACGCTCGAGGACGGCGCGTGGATCGAGTTCGGCGCCGACCCGGACGCGGCGGACGATGATCGCCAGCAGTGGCGGAAGGCGAACCCGTCGTTCCCGAAGCGGACTCCGGTGCAGTCGATGCTGCGGCTGCAGCGCAAACTCACGGCGGCGGACTTCCGGCGTGAGGCCTTGGGTGTGTGGGACGAGAACGTGACAGTGGAGCGTGCCATCACCGATGAAGTCTGGTCCGCTGTCGCCGGGACCGCCCCGGTCGAGGGGGTGCCGTCGTATGGCGTGAAGTTCAGCGTCGACGGTGCGACCGTGTCCCTGGCCGTGGCGGTCAAACACGAGGACGGCCGGGGTCATGTCGAGCTGGTGAAGCACCTGCCGGCGTCAAAGTCGGGCGAGCTGGTCGCCTGGCTGACCGATGGTGATTCGCCGCGTTGGCGCAAGGCCGCGCAGGTTGTCGTTGACGGCAAGGCCGGGGCTGGTGCGTTCGAGTCTGCGTTGCGCGAAGCGAAGGTCGCCAGGACGGTCATCATCCGGCCGACGGCCGACCAGTACACGGCCGCGCACAAGATGTTCTCCGACGCTATCGACGCTGAGGCGCTGACGCAGTTCGCCCCGCATGGTGAGCCGCTGGACTTGGCGGTCGCCCACGCGACGAAACGCACGATCGGTAACCTAGGCGGCTGGGGTTGGGGCTCCAACTCCGAAGACTTCGACATCACACCGCTGGACGCGGTGACCCTCGCCTTCTGGGCGGCTATGACGACCAAGCGACAACCGGGCAAGAGAACGAGGGGGGTGGTGCTGTGATTGAGGCCCCCTACATGCCGGGGTTGGCTCCTGACCACGCCGACAAGCTCGCAGGGCTACTGCAACGGGTCCAGGACAAGGCTGCCCGGAACCGGTTGCGGACTATCTACTACGACTACCGGAACGCGCTGCGGGACCTCGGGATCGCGATTCCGCCGCACATGCGCACCGTTGATGTCGCTATCGGAGTGCCGGCGAAGGCTGTCGATGCGATGTCTCGGCGGACTGTCCTGGAAGAGTTCGTCCTGCTCAGTGGTGGTAGCACCGCCGATTTGGGCTTGGACGCGATACTGAAGGCCTCGCGGTTCAAGACCATCGCACCGCAGACGCACACGTCGGCGCTGGTCCACTCCACGGCGTTCTCGTTCGTCACCGCTGGCGACGTCGCGGCCGGCGAGCCGGACGTGATGCTGTCGACGCGTTCGGCGGAACGGGCGACCGGGACGTGGAACCACCGCATTGGCGGCCTCGACTCCGCACTCTCCATCGTCAGCACGGACGCCGAGACCGGACAGCCGGATCACATGGTGATGTACCTGCCGAACCTTGCGATCATCATGCGTAAGGACGGCAACAAGTGGGATATCCGCCAGTCACAGCACGACCTCGGCGTCCCGGTCGAGCAGTTCCCGTACCGGGCGACCCTCGACCGGCCGTTCGGGAGGTCGCGAATCTCGCGACCGGTGATGGCGCTGACCGACTCGATGATGCGCACCCTGCTGCGGACCGAGGTTGGCGCGGAGTTCTTCAACGCCCCGCAACGGTATGTCCTCGGCGCTGACGACGGGGCCTTTGTCGACAGGGACGGAAACCCGACGACGAGCTGGCAGGTCATCATCGGCCACCTCCTGACCTTGTCTCGCGACGAGGACAACGAACTCCCGCACGTGGGTGAGTTCCGCCAACAGTCGATGGAGCCCAACGTCGCTCATTACCGGATGCTCGCCCAGGTGGTCGCCTCGGAAACCTCGTTGCCCCTGCGGTCGCTCGGCGTCGTCGGAGACAATCCCGAGTCCGCGGACGCCATCAAAGAGGCGAACATCGAGCTGGAACTGGAAATCAAGCATTGGGAGACAACGTCTCTCGGACCGGCGTGGGAACGGCAGATGGTCCGGGCGCTTCGCATGGTTGATGACTCGCCGGCGGCCCGCGCGGAGTACGCGACCCTTGAGGCGAAGTTCCTTCCTCCGGGGAATGTGTCCGAAATCGCCCGAGCTGACTCGTTCGCCAAGACGGCCCCGTTCATCGAGGGGTTCGCCGAGTCCGAGGTCGGCCTGGAGTTCGCGGGACTGTCACCCCAGCAGATTGCCAGGTTCGCCGAAGACCGGCGACGGGCGAACGCCCGGTCCACGGCAGCCGACATGATCGCAGCCGCGCAGCGGCGGACACCGGCGGTGGTCGGTGGCAACCCCGTCTGACGTCGCCGGTTTCCGGAGCGCACTTGCGGCGGTCTCGCAACTATCCACCGAACAACTCGCCGACTTCCTCGCCAGCGTCGACCTTCACTCCGGACCAGCCGCACGTGACGCCCTGCTCGAAATCGTTCCTGCGCTGACTACCCAAGGCGGCGAAGTCGCGGCCCTGGTCGCAGCCGAGTATTACGACGAACTTCGCGCCGCCGAGGGAATCCCCGGTGGGTATCGGGCCACCCTGGCCGACACAACGCCGATCAAACAAGTCGAAGCCAGGGTCCGTTTCGGGGCCGGTCACCTCTTCACTGACACCCCCGAACGGATCGTCCCGTTCCTGCTCGGAATCGTCGACCAGTACGTCAAGCAGCCCGGGCGAGACACCCTCGTCCAGTCCGCAGCGCAAGACCCGCGACGCCCCAGATGGGCGCGCGTCCCGTCCGGCCGAGAGACCTGCGACTGGTGCGTGATGTTGGCTTCGCGCGGCTTCATATACCTATCCGAAGATACTGCCCGTCGCTCCGAGTTGACCAAGTTCCACCCGGATTGCGATTGCGCCCTGGTCGTCGACTGGTCAAACGACCCACGCCTCGAAGGCTACGACCCGGACTACTACTACGGCCTTTATAAAGCCGGGCCTTACGCCTGACAGTGGGCCTAGCGGCCGGGCCGCCACACGACTTCCCGCCGCACGGCGGGGGAAACAAAAACGAAATCCGAGACGGCCCGCATGGGTCCGCCTCGTGTTCCCGCACGGGAGGAAGAAGAGAACCGATGAGTGAAACCCCGGACAAGCCGGGCGCCGGGCCGGACACGCCGACCCCCGCCCCGCCTGCGACACCCTCTGCGACTGAGCCGACCGACTGGAAGGCCGAGTCGCGCAAGTGGGAGGCGCTGGCGAAGAAGAACAAGGATGCGGCCGACAAACTGGCCGCCCTCGAAGAGGCAGCCAAAACCGAGGACCAGAAACGCTTAGAGCGGATCGCGGAACTTGAGAAGCAGGTCGCCGAATACGAGGAGGCGGCTCAGGTCGCGAAGTGGAAGGCGGAGGTTGCGGAAGCGGCCGGGGTCCCCGCTGAAGCGCTGGCCGGTTCCACCCGGGAAGAGATCGAGGCGCACGCCGAAGTCTTGAAGAAGCTCATCGTGCCAGCGGACGGCAAGAAGGGCGCGATCGGCCCTTACGTCCCATCTGAAGGGACCGGCGAAGGCGCGTTGCCGCTGAACGGCGACCCGCTCGAACGGGCGCTGAGAACGAAGCTCGGCATCGCCTGAACCGGCCACCAGCCACCCAATCTCCCAAGGAGGGAAAATCATGGCTCAGGCCAACGCAACCACCCTGGCCGACTTCAGCGGATTTATCCAAGCTGACCGGGCTCAGGCTTATTTTGACGAGGCGCGTCAGCGTTCCGTCGTTCAGCAACTCGTCCGCCGGGTGCCGCTCGGCGCCTCCGGCGCCGAGATTCCTTACTCGACCTCCAAGGCGACCGCCGGGTGGGTTTCCGAGGCGGGGCAGAAGCCGACGACCGAGTCGGCTATGGCTCTTGCGACGATCACTCCGAAGAAGATCGCCGCGATCTCCGTGGTCTCCGCTGAGGTGGTCCGGGCCAACCCGGGCAACTACATGGAAATCCTGCGTGCCGACATCGCAGAAGCGTTCGCCGTCGCGTTCGATGCCGCCGTCCTGCACGGGACCAACACGCCGTTCGGGGTCAACTCCTACCTCGATGCCACCGCGCGCACCCCGGTCGAGATTGGCACCACGACCGCAGCCAAGGGCGGCGTATACGGCGACGTCGTCGCCGGCATGAAGGAGCTGGTCGACAACGGCAAGAAGCTGACTGGCTTCGCGTGGGACCTCAAGGCGGAACCGATCTTCGCTGGAGCAACCGACACGACCGGGCGGCCCCTGTTCACCGAAATGACCAACCCGACCCTGGACGCACCGGCCCCGGTCATTCCTGGCCGGACGCTCGGGCGTCGGGCATTCATGGGCGAAGGGATCGCTACTGACATCGTCGCGGGTACCCCAAACACCGGCGGGATCATCGGATACGGCGGCGACTGGTCCAAGGCCCTCTGGGGTGTCGTCGGCGGCATCACCTACGACGTGTCCACCGAGGCTACCGTCACGCTCGGCACCGACCTGGTATCGCTGTGGGAATACAACCTCGTCGCGATTCGCGCCGAGGCCGAGTACGGTTGGCTGCTCCAGGACAAGGACGCGTTCGTCCAGTACACCGACCACAGCTGACTGTGAAACTCGCGGTCGTCCTCCCGTCTCGTGGTCTCGTCTTCTCCGAGACGATCGCTGAGGTGATCCGTGAGGTTCGGGCGCTGGGGCGGGGTTGGGAATGGGACTTGTTTTGGGCCCATTCCCGCCCCATCCCGGAGTGCTTCAACGAGCCGTCCCGTGAGGCTCTCGCGTGGGGGGCCACGCATGTTTGGCTGGTTGAGGAGGACATGGCGCTCCCGCCGGGGATTCTCCGGGAACTCATGGACGCCGGGAAACCGATTGTGGCCGCCGATTATCCGATTGACGACAAAGGCCACCTGTGTGTGAACCGTGACCGGAGCGGGAACGTCCGCCACTCCGGAACTGGTTGCGTTTTTGCTGAAGCCGAGGCGTACCGGGCTTCGCTGCCTTTTACAACGGAATGGTGCTGGGTCGTGAACCCGGGCACCGACAAGTGGACGCGGGCAAGGATACCGCCCGCGATGGAGGCGACCAAGTACGGGATGCACGACATTGAATGGGGAATGCGGCTGTTGGAAAAGGGGCAACCGATCCACATCATCGATACAGTCGTGACACAGCGGCGAGTAGTCCGCGAAGCCGCGCACCACAAGAACGCTTTGGGGTGGCACGAAATTGTCACCTTGCCGATTCCGAATCCGCAGCCGCCACGGTGAAGATAGGCATCGGGGTGCCCACGCTCGGCCGTCGGCCGCTGCGCGGATACTGGGAGTTCTGCACCCACCCGACCCTGGTCGCCGTCCAAGTCGACCTCGACCGACGCGGACCGGGCTGGGCAAGGAATCAGCTCATCGCCGCCCTCTACGACGCGGGCTGTGACCTCATTGTGCTCATGGACGACGACTGTTATCCGACCCGGTCGGGCTGGCAGGACCACCTCCTCGACCACGAAGCGACCGGAATGCACAACCCTCTCGACACCCCGGTCGCCACCGACGGCGATTTCCTTATCAGTCACGGCCTCGGCTGCTTCCTGGCGATCACCAGGCGCACGGTCGACACGGTCGGCTACTTCGCCGCCGAGTTCGCCGGGTACGGCTTCGAAGACGTGAACTACCGGCAGCGCATCATCCGTTCCGGCATCACCGGCTACGCCGGGGGGCTGCCCTGCCCGTCCCGCCTGGCCGAGTTCGTCCGCTCCGAAGATGTCGAGAAGCCGGCCGGGTTCGACGAGTACGCGAATTTGACCAGGGCCGAGAAGGACGACGCGATCGCCCGCAACCTGCCCGCGTTCCTGGCCGACTCACGCAGCCCACGGATCTACCGGGACCGGTCCGGCCGGTGAAAGGAGTCCGCAGGTGACCGTCTACGCAACCGTCGAAGACGTCGAAGCCGGGTGGCGAAACCTGACCGACGATGAACGCCTCGCCGCCGAGCAGGGCATCGAGGACGCCTCCGTCATTCTGGAGACTCTACTCACTCGGCGAGGTATCGATCCCACCACCGTCGACCAGGATGTCGCCCGGATTGTCACCCGGAACATGGTCCGCCGGTCATTGCCCGACCCCGAGTCGGTGGCGACCGTCCCGGATGGTGTGAAGTCCCAGCAGATCAGCGTCGACATCTTCCAACGGTCCCTGACGTTCGCGTCGCCGACCGGCGAGGTCTACCTGACTAAACTGGAGAAGACAATGCTCGGCCTCAATGCGCAGCGGGCGGCGACTATCCCCATGTTCGCGGAGCCGGTGGTATGAGACTCGACTCCGCGTGGACGCCGCACACCATCGGCGTCGAACGCTACAGGGGGGAGGGCGGCAACGGCCCCATCTTCGAATCCGAAACCGAGGTGGCCGACGTGTACGTACGCGACCTCCACGAGACCATTATCGACGCCTCCGGGGCCGAGACGGTCTCGTCGGGCCGCGTGTACTGCAACCTGGCCGACACGCCGACCCTTGGTTCCCGGGTCCGCATCTGGGCCGGAACACAGTTCGAGCGCGTGGCCCCGGTCGTCAAGGTCTCCCGCGCTGACCACCCACAGTGGCCTGGCCTCGGCGTGGCCTACCTCGGATAAGGGGGGCGCTGGCGATGACTGTTCGGAGTCAGTGGCTCGGCGACTCGGTCAAGGGTCAGATGCGGGCCGCCGCTGCGGCCGGTCTGCTCGATGCCGCGAACGCGGTCCGGGCCCGGTCGCAACCGCTCGCGCCACGCGAGTTCGGAGAACTGGCCGCCTCGGCGGAAACCGACGTGGACAAGGGCACACTCATCGCCGCCGTGTCATATGACGTTGCCCGGTTTCCGAAGATCCTCAAACAGCACGAAGACCTCACCTATCGGCACCCGCGCGGAGGGCAGGCGAAGTTCCTCGAAGAACCGCTCTACGCCTCCGCGAGCCAGGTTCAGGCCGCGCTGGCCCGGGCACTCGACCAGGGGCTGCGATGACCGCCATCCGCGTCTCCGAGGTCCTCCTTGGCCTGGCCGAGTTCCTCCACGACGAGGGCGTGGCCGTGTGGCGGCCGACCACGGGCTACCTGGCGGCCGAGCGGGCCATCACCATCAAGGAACTTCCGGCCGCACCGGACGCCGCTGTCGCGCTATCCGCCTACGGCGTCACCGACGACGTGGTTCTGCCCGATGTCGAGGTCCGAGTGCAGTTGCGGTTCCGCTCCGGCGGCAGCCGCACGGCAGTTGATGACTTCGCCGACGACGCGTTTGACGTCCTGCACGGCCGCCACGGCTTCACCCTCGGGACGCTCCGCGTCCACCAGGCCCGCCGGCTGTCCTCGCTGCCCCTTGGGGCGGACGACAACCGGCGTCACGAACGGGCCGACAACTACGGCCTGATCCTCATGCGCCCCTAGGGCGCATCAACACAGAAAGGCAGCCCCGTCTCTCGCGGGGCTCTCCGCCCATGCCCTAGGAGGCAGACATGTCAGTGACAACCGAGTTCGGATTCAGCTACGAGTACGGGGTCGACATCCAGCTTACGGTCGCCGGAACCCCGCCGGTGCCCACGTGGCAGCCAATCCGGTTCATCTCCGCGGTCGACCCGCAGGTCTCCCCGATCAGCCAGGACGCCGCAACCTACGACGACCTCGGCAGCCCGAACGCCGTCAAGCTCTCGGAGTCATGGACGCTCTCGTTCACCATCCAGCAACACCGCCAGTCTGACGGGTCGTTCCTGCCCGAGGTCGAGGCGCTCCTGGCCCTGACCAAGCCGGACGCGGTCGGCAACCTCGCGACCGGCACATTCCGGTGGTACGACAAGCCAGCTAGCGGCACGGCGCACCCCGACGAGGCCTACGAAGGCGACGGCACCGTGCAGATGAACCGGCAGCAGACCGGCAACGACCAGATCGGCGGCTGGTCCGTGACCATCACCGGCCGTGGCCGCCGCCGCCAGATCACCAACCCGGAGACCTTGTAATTCGAACCTTCCCCGGCTGCTTCTGTCACGGGCGGGCAGCCGGGGAAGCGCCGCTCGACCACCGCCCGCCCCCAACTCAGCAGAGAGAACACCCGTGAGTTACAAGGACCTGACCGCTTTCCTGACCCCCGACCTCGTCCTCGACCACCACGGCACGCGCTACGTCGTGCCGCCGCCGTCCGTGGACGTCGGCCTGAAACTGGCCGCCCTGGTCGCCGCAGGAATCTCCGCGTTCAACTCCGACAACGACGCCCTGTCGCTGCTCACCGAAGACCAGCGGACCCTGCTGGAGTCCATCAAGGACACCCAGCTCGGCGAACTGAGTCTCGGCCCGGCCTACCCGCAGATGGTCGCTGACGGCGTGCCCGGCCCACACGTGGACATGTACGCGCTGTACGCCTACTACTACTGGACGCTTGGCGAGGCCAGCGCGGACGAAATCATCGCCCAGACGGCCGGCGGCCCGGACCCAAAAGCCGCGCCCCGCAAACCCTCGAAGAGTGGGCGGCGTTCGGGGTCGGCGAACCGGACGAGAACGGGATCTACCCCGACTACCGAGTCCCCAACCGACTCCGACCCAGACGGCACACCGGACGGGTCATCGGCTGGCGGGAAATCCTGAGCCGCTGGGACCTCATCATCCCCGACCTAGCCGAGACGTACGGCGTCGACGCCTGGGCATCACGAGACCGCCCGTGGCCGTGGCTGCGGGACCTCATCACCGGCCTGTTATCCACGCCGAACTCCCGGCTGTGGCGCGCCCTCGGCGCTAAGGACGGTTGAGTTTCGCCGCCTTGCGGGCATCGCTTCGCGAGACCGGGAAGAGCTCCACCCAGCAGCCAGCGTTCACTTTCGCTACCATGTCCGGATCGTCCCACTGAAATACATGGAGGGGGTGTCGCGGTGGCATTGAAAGTTGGCGACCTCTACGCCTCCATCCGCATCAACGATTCCGAGTTCAACGCCGGACTGGATCGGGCCGAACGGAAGTTCGGCGGCCTCCGTTCGGTGGTCTCGTCTGGGGCGCAGGTCCTCGCCAACGCCTTCGCCGGCACAGTCACCGCCCTGGCAGGCCTCGGCACCGCGGCCTTCACGGTCGGCGTCAACTACAACCGGCTCCAGCAGTCGTCGCGCGCAGCGCTCGAAACCCTCCTCGGGTCCACCGAGGCCGTGAACGCGCAAATGGCGAAACTCGACGAGTTCGCCAAGACCAGCCCGTTCGCCAAGCAGGTGTTCATCACCGCGCAACAGCAACTGCTCGCGTTCGGCATGGAGGCCGAGAAGGTCATTCCGACGCTGGACGCGGTGCAGAACGCGGTGGCCGCCGCCGGCGGTTCGTCGCAGCAACTGTCGGACGTGGTGTTCGTTCTGGCCCAGATTCAGGCGGCCGGGAAGATCACCGGCCAAGACCTGCTCCAGTTGGGTCAGCGGGGCATCAACGCGGCCGAACTCATCGGGTCCAGCCTCGGCATGACCGGCGCCGAGGTCAAGGAATCCATTACCGCCGGGGCGCTGGACGCCCAGGTCGCCATCGACGCTCTGGTCGCCGGGATGGACGCGTCCTTCGGTGGCGCGACGGCGAACCTCAAGAAGCAGATGGATGGCGCCGTTGACCGCGTCAAGGGCGCCTGGCGTGACATCGGCTCCATTCTGGCGGCCCCGTTCGTGGACCCGAACGGTGGCGGCCGTGCCGTGGAGTGGGCCAACCTCCTAGCCGACGCGCTACGCGCACTAGAGACCAAGGCCCGCCCGGTGGTTGAACTACTGGTAGACCGGTTCTCGCCCGGGCTCAACCAAGTCACCACGCTGCTGGAGCAGGCTCTCGGCGTCGTCAACCGGTGGGACCTGTCGAAGCTCAACGGCCAACTCGACACCCTCACCTCTTACGCTCCGCTCGTCGGTGGGCTGAGTGCCGCGCTGTTTGCCATGGGGGCCAAGAATCTGCCGCTCTTGAGCCTGCTTGGAATCCAGGGAATTTCACCGCTGGCGGCCGGCCTGTCCACGCTGGTCGCGTTGTCGCCGCCGCTACGCGGCGCGTTCTCTGACGCGCTCGCCGCGGCAGCCCCGCTGCTGCCGATGTTCACCGACCTAGGTCGAGCAGCGATGGACCTCGCGATGGCTGTCCTGGAGCGTATGTCTCCGGCCTTCGGGGCGCTCCTGACCTCAGGAACGGAACTGGCCGTCACGCTCGGGACGGCGCTCCTGCCCGCGATAACCGGGCTCGTCAACGGCGCCATGCCTCTCGTTGACGTGCTGGCTCGGGTCGTGGAATGGGTCGCCGCCCTGCCAGCCCCGGTGCTAGCGATGGTTGCCGCGCTCGTGCTATCTCGGGGTGCCTTCGACGGCGCGAACGCGTCTGCCGAGGCAGCCGGGCTGGCCGTGCTCAACTTCGGGCAGCGCGCGAGAATCCACGCGGCCCTCGGGGCCACGAACGTTGCGATGGGTGCCATGTCCGTTGCAATGGTCGGCATCAAGGGCGCCGCCGCCGGCGCTGGCGCGGCGCTCAAGGCGGCGTTCATTTCCAACCCCATCGGCCTGGCGATCACCGGCCTCGTCACCGTCCTGACCATCTTCGGCCAGCGGTCCCAAGAGGCCCAGCAGAAGGCCGACGAACTGCGGGCCACCCTGGACCAGCAGACCGGCGCGTGGACTGACAACACGCGGGAAATGCTGGCGAACAAGTTGCAGCAGGAAGGGGTGCTCGATGCCGCCCGACTCCTCGGTCTCGAGGCCGGACTGGTCACCGCCGCGATCCTCGGTGAGGGTAACGCCCGCGCCGAACTCAACCAGATCCTGGACGAACACCTGGAACTGACCGGTAGTGTAATCACCGGGTCAACCCCGCAAGTCGACGCCGCGAACCGGGTCGCCGATGCTACCGCCAGGTGGACACGGGAACTCGACGCGCAGGGTGACAAAATCCGTCAGGTCGCTGAAGAGGCCGGAACATACGGTCGGGCCACCGACGACGCAGCGATCGCAACGAGCGGGTTGGCTGGCGAAGCCGAGTCCGCCACGGCCGCGCTCAAGGCGCTCCGCGAAGAGCAGAACGCCTCCGCCCAGTCCGCGCTTTCCCTGCGCGAGTCCCAACTGCGTGTTGAGGACGCCCAGCAGCGGGTGCAGGACGCCATCGCGTCCTGGCTGGAAATCTCCGCCGACGAGAACCGCACCGAGGCCGAAAAGGCCGAAGCGAAGCGTCGCGTCGAGCAGGCGATTCTCGACACGATCCCCGCCTACACGACCGTCATCGACAACATGCGCAAGCAGAACGCGACGTCGGCCGAGGTGTACGCGGCGCAAATGGCCCAGCGGGACGCGTTCGTCGCCAACGCGACCCAAATGGGTCTCACGGCTGCGGAGGCCGAGGCGCTAGCTGACAGCTACGGGCTCATTCCCGAGCGGGTGACGACCATCGTCGTCGCCGAGACGAAGGACGCGGCCGGGAACATCACGGCGATACAGCGGCAGATTGACGTGCTCACCGGGCGGGTTTACACCGTCCGGGTCAACGCTGTCACGGGCGCGCAGACCGGGTTCTCTATGGGTCGTGGCGTCTTGGCTGGCGAGGCCGACGGCGGTGTCTTGGAGTTCTACCGGGCCGGTGGCCTGCGCCGCCCCGAGCAGCATGTCGCGCAGATCGCCCCGGCCGGGGCATGGCGGGTCTGGGCGGAGCCTGAAACCGGCGGCGAGGCTTACGTGCCGCTCGCCCCGTCGAAACGGGCCCGGTCGTTGGCTGTGATGGATGAGGTCGCGTCCCGGTTCGGCTTCCAGCTGATTCCGGCCGGCGCTCCCGCCTTCGCTAACGGGTCACCCGCCCCGGCACAAGCGGCGTCGAGTTCCACCAGGGTTCTCAACTACTACGCCGCCCCGAATAGCTCACTCTCGGCTGAGGAAGAGCTGTTCGCTGCCGCTGGGCGTGCCCGGATGGCGGGGTGGTGACGATGTCGCGCATCGTTCTGGAATCTCCGGTCGGAAGCCTCGACCTGCACAACATGACCGACGATAAAGGCCGCGCGGTCCTTCGCGGTCTCACCGGCCTGGGTCTTCCGCCGGTCGCCGGTCAGTGGTTCGAAGGCGCGGGCGACGGCGCGTCCTGGCGGGGTGAGCGCGTCTTGGCGCGGCCCATCGACCTGCCCCTGCTTATCTCCGACGACAGCGGCGTCGCGGTCGCGGACGTCCTCAATCTCCTGTCGCGGATACTGGCGGCCGGGCCGGTTCTTCACTTCACCGATGCTCGCGGCGACGTCTGGGTCTGCCCTGTCCGTCGAACCGGCGGGGGCGACCCGGTCTGGGGCGAGGAAACGGCTGGCAAGGGCTGGTGGCGTTCGGTCATCACGCTTCAAGCGGGCGACCCCTTCTGGACGCGTGAACGCCCCGAGTCGCTGGAAATCACGGGCGACTCGTCCGGCGCCGGTCTGCTGCCCTATTTGTCCGAACTGAAGCTCTCCAGTTCCCAGGCTTACGGCACCCAATACGTCAACAACCCTGGCAGCGCGACGGCCTACCTGGTGTGGACCATCACCGGGCCCGGCAGCGGCTTCGTGGCGACGGGACCGAACGGCGAGGTCTTCACGTGGACGGGCACGCTGGCGGCTGGTGAGTCGCTGACGATTGACACGAAGGCTGGGACTGTCGTCGACGGCACGGGCGCCAACCGTTACAACCTCATGGGCCCGGCGCCCAGGTTCTGGGGTCTGCCGCCCGGTGATTCGGTCATCAGCGTCACCATGGGCGAGACTTCTGCCACGTCGCGCATTCAAGCCTTCTGGCAGCCCCGCAGTTGGTTGGTGTTCTGATGCGGGCCGACGAACTGGTCGTCGAGGTCCGTTCCCTGGACCTGAAGCGTAAGGGTGTCATCCCCACGAAGCTGCTCAACCTGTCCGGCGCGGTCCGCTGGTGCAACGTGGGCGCCTGGTCGCTGACGATCCCCGCCGGTCACCCGTTGGCGGATGCCCTGCGTCTGCCGGGTGCTGGCCTCATCGTCACGGGCCCGGATGGTGTGCTGTGGTCGGGTCCGGCTGAGGCCCCGGACGTCGAGTATTCGTCGACGGTTCCGGCTGGCCTGGTGACCGTGACCGGTGTCACCGATGACGTGGTGCTCGGTGACGCTCTGGCGTGGCCGTCACCGGCGTCGACATCCCTGACCGCGCAGGCGGGTGTGAACTGGCCCGCGAACACGGCCCGGTCGGATGGGTATTGGGTCGGGACGGGTCCGGTCGAAAGCCTCATGCACGCGCTGGTCTCGGCGAACATCGGCCCCTCGGCTCCGGCTGCTCGTCGTGGTGGCCTGGCGTCGAAGCTCGTCATGGGCACGAACCTCGGGCGCGGCCCCACGGTGACGAAGCGCGTGCGGTTCCAGAACCTGGGTCAAGCCCTGGCCGAACTCGCGGCGGGCTCCGGTGTGGGTTTCCGGGTCGTCCAGGACGGCCCGACCCTGCGGTTCGAGACCTTCGCCACCGCTGACCGTTCGGGGTTCGTGCGGTTCACGGTCCAGAACGACCGGCTGACGTCCCAGAACGTCGCGGTCGCGGCTCCGGGCGTGACCCGGCCCCTGGTGGCCGGTCAGGGGGAGGGTGCGGCCCGGACCCTGGTGGCACCGACGACACCCGAGTCGGTCGCGGCCGAAACCGCATGGGGACGAAGAATTGAACGCTTCATTGACCAGCGGCAGACCGACGACACGACTGAACTGACGCGGGCGGGGCTCGAAGCCCTGGCCGAGACGGGCTTCACCCGCGTTGCTGTGACGTCGGTGACCGGGGATGACCAGTCGATGCGGTGGGGCCGCGACTTCGGGCTCGGTGACACCGTGGCCGTGGAGGTCGAGGGCACCGAAACCACATCGTTCATCACGGGTCTGGCTTTGGTGGCTGGGCCGGATGGGGTGCGGACCGGTGCCGACCTGGGTGACACGTCGAACGTCGACGAAACCCGGGCTGTGGCCTCCCGACTGTCGTCTTTGGAGGGGCGCGCGTCGTCGTTGGAGCGGACGGCCGAGGCTGGGACGACGGTCGACTGGTCGAAGGTGGTGAACGAACCGGAGACGTTCCCTCCGGACGATCACAACCACACGAATACTTACCCGTTGGCGCCATATTTCGCGGCCCCTTCTGAGAGTGCTACCAGTTACCCGTTGGGGATCAGCACATTCCTAACGTTCCCCGCCACTGGGTGGCCCTCCTCTATCGAGTACGGGGTGTTGGTCACCTTCCGCGGCTTCCTGGACCAGAATAGGGCGGGCGGCACGTTCCAACTGTGGTCCCCCTACCAGGGTGACGCAACCACCGGCATCGGCAGCTACATCGACGGCGTTTATAAGCGGCACTGGTTCTACAACGCCACTCAGTGGGGGCCGTGGACGCGGATGGACGGGCCACCCGTCGGGTCGGTGCAGATGTTCGCCTCAGGTAACATTCCGGCGGGCTGGTTGTTGTGTAACGGGGCGGCCGTGTCCCGGACCACCTACGCAGCACTCTGGGCGACGATCGGCACCACGTTTGGGGCGGGAAACGGTTCCACCACGTTCAACCTTCCGAACCTGGGCGGGCGATTCCCGCTCGGCGCATCCGCGTCCTACCCGATCGCAACAACGGGCGGGGCCGCGACGGTCGCCCTCACAACGGCGCACCTGCCCTCCCACACACACGCGATCAAGCGGACGCTCCGGTACGTCCCGACGTCGGGCACGGTGACCGCATACGAGTTCAGTCCCGACGGGGGCAACGGGACGGCTCTCAGTGAGGCGACGGGCAGCGGCACCGCACACGCAAACATGCCTCCCTACCTGGCGCTGAACTACATCATCAAGGCCCTCTAAGGAGACCCACGCATGCCGACTTCCCCGTCAACCAGCATCCTCGCTGCGAGCCGGGACGCGCAGCTCCTCGACCGGGCGAGCGTCATCGCAGTCATGCAGGGCGTCCCCGACCCGCACCTGGTGCTGATGGGGAACGCGCTCCGGTTCGCGCTCGCCCCGGTCGACGACGCTGGCAACACGGTCGCAACGGTCTACGACTACGCGTCAACCGTGAGAGCACAGGCGCTTACCGCGGCACGCGCCGTTGTCGCCGACCGGCAGGCCGCACTCGACGCCGCCGAGGCGGACCTGCGAGACGTCGAACAGTTGCCGCCAGTCGGATCTGACCTCGCGGCCGTCACCGACAGTCACCTCACGCACGCGATCACCGCACTGATCACCGCCGGTGTCCTCACCGGCAGCCCCACCGTCTGACCTTCCCCCCATCGTCGTCCCGGCCGCGGTCGGGACCATCCACCATGCCCGGAAGGGAGCAAACCCCATGGCGCAAGTGACCTATCCTTTCGGGGCGCAGGCCGTCTCCGACACCCAGTATGCCGGGCTGGCCAGCCTCTGGCAGTCGTCCGGGGTCGCCGGGAGCCCCGGCGAGACGGCGCTTCAGGTTTACGCCGACTCCACCGGAATGCAAGTCAAGGTGCCCGCCGGTGTGGCGCTCGCCCGCGGCTTCTTCTTCACGTCTGATGCGGAGGCAGTTCTGCCGGTTGCCGCGTCGGAGTCGCAGCCGCGTATTGACCTGGTCGTCGTGCGGGTCGCCACCGCCACCAAGACCGGTGCGCTGACCGTCATCAAAGGCACCGCGTCCACGTCGCCGGTCGCACCGGCGCCCACCCAGACGTCGACGGTGTGGGACGTCCCGCTCGCCGAGGTCGCCGTCGGCGCGTCGGTGGCGACCATCGGCGCCGGAGACGTGACTGATGTGCGGCCGTTCATCCAGCGGCGCGTCACCATCGGCCGCTATCAGGGCGACCCGGTCAAAATCGGTGACCTGCGACTGGTGGACACTAGTTGGCAGTGGTGGAACGGATCAACGTGGGCCCCCCTGTTCCCGGCGACGATCGCATGGGGATCAGTCACCGGCAAACCGGCCGGGCTGGTGGATGGGCGCAATGTCACCGCCGGCACCGCCGCACCGTCCGGTGGCAACAACGGCGACATTTACCTGCAGTACACCTGAGGGCTGACTGATGGCGATCGTCTGGGGTGACGTGATCAACAACCTCCAAGTCGGGGTTGAAGTTGTCACCGAAACACCTTCCATCAACGTCCTCAACGTCATCGGCAACTTCTACGTCAACGTCACGACCGGGTACTACAACGACAACCAGCATTTGACCGTGTCGGGCTCGCGAGCGGGCGAGTGGGACTACTACCTGTCCTCCGG